GTAGGCATACGGTGCACGCTGTTCTCTCTCTTCTCGTACATATCTGAAATCATTAAAAGCATCGCCTGCTTAAGTGGAGCACCTACTGCACTAGCAGCGGTTCCAACCGTGTAGCGAATAATCACCGCGTTGATCGTAGTCTTCGCGTCAAACCAGCCATCCGTAGCCATAATTCTAGCAGGCTCGCTGATCGTATCTACCGTATAGTCGCTCGTAGATACTGTGATCTCAGCACCTAGCTCATCGATATACTTCACAGAAGTAACGCTTGCCACTGGTCCCCTAGATAGGTAGATCATAGCTCTATCAGTAACACCGTCGAAAGCTGGGGCAGAATCAAAATACTCATCTATCACAGTTGTACAGAATAGCCTCCTGGTATATTCCTCGCTCATAGATAATGCAGCAGAACGAAACACGCCCAGCGTGGTATCCTCTGAAGTATCTGAAGAATCTAAGCGAAGAAACTCTTTAATCTCTGTTAAAGAAAGTGCGTCTTCCGTTGGTGGTGTTACTATATCAAAAGCCATTAACCTCTTTTTTCTACTGCTTTAGCTGTTGCTTGTCTAGCCTTTTTCCTAGGTGTCTCAGCTACAGCTTTCGCTATGTTTGCCTCGATCAACCTTTTAGCTTCAATGGTGGGCAAATCCGCTACGACGCCTATGTCGTAGCGGACCTGTGGCCCAACCATTAGCTGAGTAAACTCAACTTTCATTAAGCTTGGATAAGATGCTTGATTGCTGTTGCATCTAATACGTGGCTATCCTTGCGAACTTTCGCGCGGAAAGCAGTAATTCCAGCCGACTTGTATTGCTCGTCGATACGCTCAACAATTACATTTCCAGCAGAGCGTACTATGAACTTGCTCATATCACCACAAATGATAGACTTCTCTCCAGTTGCGATAGCTGCTATGTCGTTGTTGACATATACAGGGATACCCATAATACGATCCGGCTCACCTATTGCCATACTTGGAACGAAGACTGGGAAGTCGTTGGTAACCGATAAGCCCAAAGCTCTTACAGCAGCAACAGTAGAATCGTTCATCATAAGGCCAAAGCTTGCAGAGTTTCTGTAGGCTTTGTTTACCGAATAAATAAGATCTAAGATTTCTCCGCTAGTGATAGCTGTTGCAGAAGCAGCAGTTTTTCCTAGAGAAGATCCTGTTACGATACCTGAAGGCTGTGAAGAACCCGTTCCAACCGAGAAGGCCGAATTTGTGCTTCTAGCGATCCTCTCACCTAGCTGCTCAATTACAAAACCCGTCAAATCGAAGCCAGCATCTTGCATAAGCTCCTCAGATACTTTCACCAAAGAAGTGTATTTGTAAGCATTCAAGTTTACTACTCCTAGAGTTAAATCTTGAATAGTGCTTTCAGCAGCTTCAGCAGTTAATACAGCATCTGTAGCAGTATCGTTGTTCGTAGGATAAGGAACTAGATTACCTGATTCAGTATTAAAGGCACGAGCCAAACGCTCTAATTCACCTGTAAAAGCCAAAGCGATATCTACCTCACCGGAGAATCCTTGCGGTACTCCATATCCACCTAAAGCATCAGTTCCAACTACTTGAGTAGCTGTACCTCTAGACAGGATGTTACGCTCTTCTGCGTTCAAAGCACCAAATCCTTTACGGAGGTACTTCTCAAAAGAAGCTGAACGATCTAACTTTTTAGGCTCTTTAGAAACCGACTTTGCAGCAGCTTCTTTTTGAAGTTCGATATTGCGCTCCATAGCCGTGAATTGATCACGTAGTTCGTTAGCTGCTGCATCGATCTTGTTAAATTTAGTAACCTCGTCCGTGGATAAGTTTCTGTTCTCATTCTGAGCAGCGGATACTATCGCATCAGCTTGCTTCAGCAACTCTGCACGCTGACCGCGTAGTTCGTTGTGTTTGCTCATTGTTTAATTATTTTAGATTCATCAATTTCAAACGGACTGAAAAGGTGTCCGCATTCGTGCCTTCCGTTACAGCCTCGGGCTCTTGCTGTTTTTCTTCTTCTTCTTGTTTTACTTCTACCTCGACCTCGCGCTGCTCCATTTCTATCGGAGCGCTAGTTTTTAGTTCTGTAGTTGCATCAGGATAAGCCGGATAAGTAACGGGGCTGACATCGTAAAGCCTGGCCACTTTGTTGACTGTTCTAATGAGTGCGCCATCACGCTCTTCCCAACTCTCGTCTTCAATCGTGAAGGCAAAGCTGCTCTGTGTTACATCACCGCGATCCATCAACTCGATGAGATCTCTAGCGTACGATGTATCAGGAAGTTGGCACGTGTATCTTAAACCTTTTTCGTCAACTTCTAGAGTAGCTGTTCCGCTTATAGTACGGCCTAGCACTAGGTTGTTATCGTGGTTGAACAATACCCTTACATCGTCCTGAAGTCTGCCTTCAAATGATCCTGGGGCCATTCGCTCAGTAAATCCTCCAAGGTCTTCGCTGGGACTATTGAAAATCGCTGCGTAACCTGTTATCGTTCTCGCTTCTTTGTCCGCTTCGATGCGCGTCTCAAATTTGCGTTTCTGAAGATTTTCTTTATGGAACCTTTGCTCTATGTTATTCATTCGGTGTTTCGTTTGGATTTTCTTGGCTACCAGCTTCAGCCATATTCAGGGGAGTGATATATAGATCTCCATTCTCTACGCTAGGTAGATTCTCTAGATTCCTGATATCATTTACTGATAGCCAGCCCCACTGTCGTGCCGTAGCATAAGAGCTGTACCTGGTTTCAATATCGCCACGTAGTAATCCGTCAAGATTAAAGCGTACCCGGTACTTACCCTTATCGTTCTCGGTAAATAGCTTCTCATTAAATTCTGCCTCCCAACGCTTTACCCAAGGGAGGATAGTGTTTCTCACAAAGGAAATAGACTGCTGTTCTACGTTGCTTCGCGTTGAGCTGTTACTCATATCACCCATATAAGCGAGCGGTATCCTAAACATTCTCGCGATCTCTTCTACTTGGAAGCGTCTAGTCTGTAAAAACTGAGCGGCATCGTTTCCGATGCTAGTGGCTTTGAATGCCATACCTTCCTCAAGGATGGCTGTCTTATGTGCGTTGCCTATCCCGGCCTGCTTCGCCTGCCAGGAAGATTTGAGCCTATTGTAACTTGAATCGCTTAACTTCCCTGGATGCGTTAGTACGCCGCCAACATTAGCGCCCGAACTGAAGAACTTGTTTCCGTATTTGTTAGCGTTGAGTCCTAGCTCAATATCTTGGCGCGCTGCGTCAATAACAGATAAGCCAGTGATCCCATTCATTGATAAACCTACTAGGTGAATCATTTCCTCAGATTCGAATACCTTATGCTCATCGCCGTCTAGTATAAAAAACTTCTCCTGCTCGTAAAGTTTTACCTCAATTCTGTCAGGATGAATCGGTAATAGGGCAGTAGGGCGGCCAGCTTGGTTCCGCTCAATGAAGCAATATGCATTCCCGTGAAGACAAAGATGCGCCTGTAGCAATTCCCTAAAATTAAAATCGTTCTGATAGCCATTAGGATTACGGAGGATTTTTTGAATAGGGTGGTTCGGGTCCTTTTGCGCGACATCATTTGTATCGCTATAGACATCAAAAGGAAGACTGGCTAGAGTCTCGGATAGAATACGAACCGCAGCCCAAACAGCAGAAAGCTGGAGGCTGGTTTCTTCATTTACTACGGTATGGCTTGGGTCAACTGTCAGCGCGTCGAGTGTCGCTCTAGTCTTTATATTGTAGTCACCTCTACGACTACCGCGAAAGGCTACGCCTAGACGCTGAAAAAGGTTGTTAGATTCTGACAAGAGTGTAGGGTATTAGCTATCTGTCGCAAAGTATTGATACTTTGTACTGAGAACAATAGCCTAGAGAAAAGCTTTGCACCTACTTCCTAACATTTATAGGGTATTAGTGGAATAGGTTGCTTACCTTGGTGTCAATTATCAAGCTTGTTTGTTTACAAGTTCGTTAGCTATCGGGAGGGCTGTGGTAGCCCTCCCATTTTTTTAGCTTGATGAATATAAACTTAAAATGTTTGTTTGCTATACAGGATTTATCGTAGAGCCCCTAAATTTATCGTAGAGCTATATCATTCTCAATCCGTGATCTTCGTAATAGCTTTCGCCTTCACCCTCACGGTCGTTACTCATCTTCTCACCTACGGACATTATCAAAGCAATGATTCCATCTATTTTATCGGAGCTTTTATTTTTCACTAGCTTAATGTTGAAAGCATCGTCATACTTCGCCTGGGCATTTGTAGCCATCCACCTCAGCACCGGGTTTCCGTTGTGGTGTAGGTTTCCTGATTTGATCAGCATCTCTACCGCCTTAGTGGGCTGACTTTGACTAGCAAAACCTTGGCCCATAGCTGAAAGAGGAACTCCCTTATCTACCAGGCTAGTGACCAATGCCGTACTATTCCATCTATCATAGGCGATACCTTTTACCTTATAACCCTCGCACATCTCTAGAATATCGGCCTCTACCTTTTTGTAGTCCGTTACGTTTCCCTCAGTTACCTCTAGATGGCCACCAAGTACAAAGGCATCATAGCTCGCACCCGTGCGGCCCCTTCGCTGCTCTACCATATCCTCAGAGACCCACATCTTACTTATAACTCTAAGGGTTCCATCTTCCATAGGGAAGCATAAAACGAAGGCCGTGATGTCAGAAGTCGCAGCTAGATCTAGGCCGCCATAGCATTCCATACCTATCAATTCTGTAGGGTCAAATTTACCTGAGCTTTTCATCCAGTCCGTATCTGTGATCCATCCCTCGGAAGTAGTAAGCCACTGGTTCAGGTGTAGCGTTCTGAATTTTATCTCAGCACTAGGAGAGGCTTTAGCTTTGGTCCATTCCCTAGCTATATACTCCGGGAAGATGCTGATCCCGTAGTTCGGGTTTGCTTTCTTTACCGTCTCGATATCAAAGATGTCATCGTCTTGCTCGCTCTCATAGATCACAGGCAAAAAGCTAGGATCGTCAACGATTCCCTTTTGGACTTTCTTTGAATACTCATACTGATCACGACAAAGGTGGCCGCGATCATTTCCAGCAGTTGAGATTCCTACTATGATCGGCTGCTCCCTTGCACCTGTTGAAGATGTAAGTGTAGAGTAGAGCTCGTTATTAGGTAGCGCGTGGAGCTCATCTACGATAATAACAGAGGCGTTGAATCCGTGTTTCGTTTCAGCGTCAGCACTGATCGCCTTAATAAAGCTGTTGGTATTGTTTAGCACGATGCTGTCTCTATAGATAGCGCACTTGTTTAATAGTAGGGGCTGGTTCAGAATCATTGATTTCATTACCGAGAAGACAGCGTTCGCCTGCTGTCTATCGGCGGCAGCTACATAGATCTCTGCTCCCGGCTCCTTCTCAATAAAGAGCATATACAAACCAAGGGCCGCGATCATATTACTTTTTCCATTCTTACGCGGAAGAAACAGGAAGCTCTCAACATATTGGCGGCATCCATCCTCGCGCATCGTTCCTAGTAGCTTACCAAAGTAGTCCTTCTGCCACTCTTCCAATAGAAAGGGTTTATTTGCCAGCGGTCCCTTGACGTGAGTACAGGCCTTTTCAACAAATGAAATAAACCTGTTCGCTACCTTTTCATCGAAGTAACTCATTAACCGAGTAGATCCTCTAGCGTTACCTCTTCTTTTTGAGGGCTTTCTATTCTACTTCTACTCAGTGGAGTCATTCCGAACTGCTTCACCATATTGAATAGCTGCTGCCAGGCCGCGTTAGAGATCTCTACCTCCGGGCGCTTCCTCCACATTTCATCACCTTGGGCCGTAGTGGTACAATAGGTCTTCCCGTGTTTGTTTAAAAAGTCCCGCGCCTCAGTGTACTGCTCCCAAGCATCAGCGAACATCTTCACGCTCATTCCATCGAGCGGAGTAGATACCCCCATTTTTTCCATCATAGAAGTGATCCAAATCTCAGCGGATTCGCTGCTATTCTCGGGCTTCACAGGTTTGCCTTTTGGCGCTTGCATCTTAGAACCGTGGCGGTCCTCTCGATATGATCCTGACGCTTTTAGCGCCTCGATTGTGGCTTTACTTCCTTTCATTTCGTGTGTTTTTTAGTGCTTTGACTTTTACTCGGCAAAAAGCAACCTTTGTAAAAAAGGGGC